TTGCTGCATTGACACCAGACGATTCCATGTTACGTCTCTTTTATAAATTTCTGCAATGTATCGACACCATGGTCTTCCATAAGAACATATAAGAATTGCTTTTGATTATCTTCACTCAGTTGCAACCATGTACATAGCATATCTTCTTGCTCTTCTTGCCTTAATTCTGCAAATCTGTGATTGACTGCAGTAAATGTTGACTGCCAATCAAAACTTTCTTTCTTGTCACTCTTGTTGATATCTTTAGAGATCTTCTTCTGACGATCACCTGCTTTCTTCTGGTAGTCCTTTGCTTTTGCTTTGGATAACTGTTGAATCTCTTGCTTACGATTAGCAGCACGCTTCTCACGTTCTTGCTTCTTGTTCATCTTACGTTTCTGTTGAATGAAACGCATAGTAGCACTCACCTCATTATTACCAGATTTCTCCTCTGATGAGTATTCCTTGATAGTAGTTTGGTTTTCCATAGTTTGTTCTTTAATCCTAGAGTTTCTTATCCTCTGAAATATATCTATACCCATTTTATTCTTCCTCTTCTTTCTACGAACAGGAGGTTCATCTGGGGGTAAGCCAGCGTTTGCACCGTTACTTGCATTGTTAGTAGGTACTTCTTCAATCACAACGTGACCGTTCTTTTTGAGAGTGAGAACCTTCATAACTTGTTCAGTTCGGTTAAACAGTATTGATCTACCATGACGGTATCATTATATATCTCTGGGTACCTGCTCATGTATAACATGAATGCCTTTAGTATAGACCAGTACTCCTCAGATATTTTGTAGAATAACAATGGTGTAGCAGCTTCACCAAAAACATTGTATATGATGATTAAGTGATTCAATATCAAGTGGAGTTTTAGTACCCCACTGTTTAGATACGTCTTCAGCAATCTCTTGAGATATTTAAACCTTTTAAGATCATCATAGAAATCCTCTTTTGTTACTGCTTGAGGATTATTGTAATGTTTTATAGCAAAGAATAGATAATTGTCTTCATTCAATTCATCAAAATTCATTTATTAAGCGATGCTTAGTGTTGTGTCAGATCCAGAACCACCTGCACCTCTTACATCACCAGCAGCGATAGTAAGGTCAGCGTCAACGGTTTGTCCAGAATCTTTAATAGTAGCAGAACCTGCTGTACCTATTGTCTGTGCTGCAATACTTAGTGTTTCTGTTGCTGATGGAACAGTGAAATCAAACTCTAAACGGTTTAATCCTGTACCACGTGCATAAGTTGCAGTAACTGCACCTGTTGAAGATCCTGTAACAACAACAGTAGGACTGTTTGCTACAGTAACAAGTTCGTTGAATACCACAACAACAGTACCAGTATCACCTTGTGAAAGAGATTCTTGCTCGAAGAATACTCCAGTAATAGTTGCAGCACCGAGACCTTCAGTAGTTGATCCAGCACCTGCTAAACCACCAATAGAAACTAGGACTTCATCCCAGTAACGTGCAGTGTTTTTGTCGCTACCTTTGTAGTGACGTAGAACCCATCCTTCCTCAGTTGCAAAGCAATCCTCAGCAAGACCGTTCTTATTTACGTTGTCGAGATACTTTGGCTTCGACTCGTCTGATGTAGTTTTTCCCCAGAGAGGCATTGATTTACTCCGTAATTATACAATAATTTTAATCTAAGTATATTTATAAAAATAGGAGGGTTCCCCCTCCCGTTGATAGTGCCTAGCGTGTTTTTAGTGCACCCTTGACTGTTTCAAGAAGCTTATCGTCTGCGGTAGTTTTGGTCAGTTTAACTGCCTTCTCCAGAACTATGATGCAAAGGTCGATGAGTTTCTCACCTAACTCTCCGTCATCTGGAATCTTATTTACTGCATCTGCAACAATCTTCTTAGCGAATGGTAGTAGAAATGATAACATGATCTAAAAATATAATTCAGTTTTATTTATAACCCATTTTCTTCTTTTTCTTACCGTACCCTTCATACATCTTTTCTACCTTCTCTTTGTAACGTGCTCTAAGTTCTTCTAGGTGTGCTCTAAGTTGCTCGTTAACTCCGTCAGCGTACTTCATTGTCTTCTCACCTTTCTTTTTCTTCTGATACACATTACCTGTATCACACTTTTCCTGTTCCATAATCTCATCTTCCTTAACACAGTTAGGAACTGACTTACCACCTTTCATCTTAGTACCTTTTGCTTTGTAACCCTTCCAACATGAAGGTTTGTCTGGATCTCTACCTATATTCTTACGTGCTTGCTTGAGTGAACCTTCCTCAACAGATGATGGAGTGGTATCTGGTATAGTTTCGTTGGTATTATTCTTAACTTCCTCAGGATGCTCAATAACAGTACCATTGATATCCTTTTCGTGATGCTCTTTCTTCGTACCTTTCTTCTTTGCCATGGCTTTCTTGATGGCTTTGTCCCTAGATCCAAAGTACTCATCTTTACCTGACTCTACCTTGCCATCTCCATCGTAATCTTTTTCTGCAATAAGTTCTTCTTTGACTGCCTTGTTAGCACCCTTAAGTTTCTTATTTTTATCAAAGACCTGATCCATAGGGTCAGTGTTGTCCATGATTTGTGGACTTACTTCCACAAACTTACTTGTCTTTTCTGTAAGTTCAGTTCTCCAATTTGAATACATTGTTTCTTCGGTACTCCTATGCTTATTATTTAGCATTTCTTCAATGCCTTTGTCTTTGTCAGTTTTTGGTATGTAGTTACCCTCTTTCCACATGTCATAGTCAGATCCACGTGCCATATCCTGTGTGAATTTTCTGAATCTATCAGTACCCACAAGACGATGCTTGGCAGATCTACCTTGACCCTTACCTAGACCAGTGTATTTATTCACTGCTTCGGTAATATCCTGTGCCCATGCTCTAAACATATCACCATCATCGGTGACAGCAATAACATAATTAGGACCACGACGATGAACCTTACCTACCTTATCTCCATACTGGACATAGGTACCTTCTTCAAATAAATTACCGTGTCTGTAATGAGTACGCTTTGCCTCACTACTAAAATTAGAAAATTTCACTCGTCTATTGAAAGTTCAATATTAGTTTTTCTCTCTTTTATATATGCAGAAGAGAATATTCCACCTCTGACATTACGTACTTGATTAACACCAAAGGTCACTGTTCTATTCTCATTAGTTTTTCTAGCACCAAGTGTAGGTGAATATTCTGAACTATTAATTAATGAACTGATACCACTAGCATGTATATTCTTAGCACTAAAGTTTATAACTAAAGTTGCTTTACCTTTCAAAGATCTTTTAGATTCAGTTCTTCTAATACTTACATTACCTTGCATAAAATGACTACAATTATTAATTCCAGAGTCAGTACCACCACCATTCCATTCGGGTCCTAACACTGCCCTAGTTTGTAGATCACTACTTCTTATATCTTGTGAGAATGATTGATTATCAAAATCTTGTTCGTTTTTACTAGCAATTACTTCTCTAAACTTTTCAGTTTCCTGATCATTATGAATTGCATCACCTGCTTGAGATGAGATACCAGAATACTGTTGGAAATGTTTAGCATTTGTACCCATTTTATGACTTAAAAAACATACTTCTTCCATGTCTTCGTTTATACCAACAAAATCTGCATGTGCTCCACTTGGACCTGGTATGAATCCAATAATATTTAAATAACTTTGCCCATCAAGTGTAATATCTACTGGTGATTCTCCACCTTTACTATAAATCTCATCATTAATTGTCTTTAATATTTGATGTTCATCAGATGTATCAGGTCCTCTATTTGAAAATTTACTTTTCCATTTACGTTCCTCTAATAAAGCATTAGTATATGGTAAAGATCTAAATGCATTCTTATCTTTATATTTTACTACAACATGAAATTTTATTCTCTTTATTTTTTCTCCCTCTGCAGGTTCATATGGAACATTAAATTCTAAATGTCCTAAACCAGACAATGTTTTTTTACTTGACCACATATTTCTATATGGTATATTATCACTTATTTCGTTTAATAAATCATTTCTACTTTTATTAGTACGAAAAAGAAAGGTCATAGAATCTTTTACAACTCTACCATTAGTTCTCCATACACTTCCGTTCATCTTTTTCAGATAAAACAGTTGCATCATGCTTGGAGAAACAAACTTCATATCTTTTAAAGTTTGCTTTACTTCACCAACAGTATTGTTAAAAGATTTTAACCTTTCTTCTTTTAGTTCTTTAGTAGATTTCTTTTTGGTAGCAACTACCATGACCTTTTATTTTTATTTAGCGGTCACCCCTCTTTCTTTTCTCAGATTTTTCTATGGAGAAACTACCACCAGGATATCTCTTCTCTAGTTTCTTGACATTACCTCGTACAACGTCATCAAATTCAACGTTCAATGCAATACAAGCGTTTGCTACGTACCACATAATATCACCCAACTCAATAATAAGATGTTCTCTATTGTCGTCGTTCCAAGGTTTACCTTGAAATACCATCTTCTTAACGATCTCAAGAAACTCACCAGATTCAGCAGAAAGACCAACGCCAGCAGTGGTAAGACGTTCAATATTGGCACCCTCTCTGTCAAGTTCACCCAAGCGATCAGCAAGATCGACAAAATTCTTACTGGAATCGGATGTGACACCATCCACGAATAAAAGATACTTATCAAAATCAATCATACTTTTAGATTTTTAAACTTTTGAAATTTATTTAGCACGTTAGGTTTAACGTCATCAGAACTGACCTTAGTAATAACTGTAGTACTAGGTGGTTGTTCTATAATGTCATTTTGTGCACTTTGTTCTACATCATACAACTTCATCTTAGATCTGTCAACCCCTATGGCAAATCTCTTGTTCATAGTAGGGTCGTTGTATCTATTTTTTAGTTGTTTAACTAGAATTTGATTTAGTTGTTCGGATTCCTCAGTAGTAATAAGTGCAAACATAAAGTCAGCAGTAGCAGGTAACCCAAAGGACTCAGATGTATCAGTAAGATCGACATCACTACTACCATAACCAGAACGAGTAGTTTGCGTTGCCGATATAATTGGGACATTATTCTCGACAGCAAGACCTCTGAGTTCTTCAGCAATCGCTTTAACATAAGTATAGGAATTTACAACAGCACCTTTAAATCTTTGAGATGCACAAATATTTAGATAGTCAACAAAAATTAAATCTGGTTTAAAACTTGTCTTTAATGTCAGTTCATTCAATAATGATTTGAAATGTCCTACATGTGCTGATGCTGTAGGGTATTCTTTAATAATTAATTTACCTTGTGTTTTCTTCATCAACTTGTTTACCTTACTCTCAAAGATTTGCTTAGGTAAATCAGCAATTTCTTGTATATTAACACCTAATAAGTTAGCATCTATTCTCTCTGCAATCTTTTCTTCTGACATCTCACATGTAATATACAATACATTCTTACCTTGTAGTAATGTTGCTGCAGCAACGTGACACATGAATAAAGATTTACCTACACCTGTACCTGCAAGTGCAACGTTCAGTGTTTTATTCGATAATCCACCCTTAGTAATCTTATTAAACATAGTAAGATCAAAAGGTATCTTCTCTTCTACTTTATTATAGAATTCAAACCTTTCTTTATAGTTAGAAAAGTAATCATGACCTATACGATTATCAAATGAAACAGCGATAGCATCTGAAAGTATAGAAGGTATAGCACCTTTATCTTTCTTCTCATCTTTACCATCTGCTATTTGTATACTCTCTAATAATGACAGATATATTGCTCTATTTCTACACCATTCTTCAGTAGAATCTACTAACCATGTCTGGTCTACTCTTTCATCACTAACCTTATCAATAGCTTCTAGAGAAATCTTAAACTGTTGGTCAGTTAAACTACCAACATTCTGTAAGTCAATTGCTAATGACTCTTTAGTAGGGCATTTCTCATACTTATCAATAAAGTTTGATATTAAATCAAACAATAATTTATTATGTTCTTCTTCAAAGTATTCTTTCTTTAGATATGGAAATGCCTGACGACGAAATTGATCATTCGTCACCAAGTTATTCAATATTGTAAATTCAAGTGAGTTCATTAAATGTAATTAAGGTAGGTGCTAAAGATATACTTGTCCTCCGATATGGTAGGTTGACCTTGATGTGGAACCATCCATAATGGAGGGAATATTATTCC